TTTGTATCTGTGAAGCTGTCAGTATAGAACTCCCGGATACCAGAGAATCTTCCGTAAGCAAAAGCAAAGAAGATAACATCGCCTGAGGCAACAGGTGGACACTCAGCAATATTCTCAAAGGTACTGGCGAACTGCAAAGTTGCGTTGCTCTTAGTGATAGGCTCTCTTCCGCTTTGCAAGAACTGTCCGTTTCTACTGAAGAATACCCTGTCACCATCTAGGATAGCAGAGTTCTCAAGGAAGTTAACCTTATTGGTATCTGCGTACACATCAATAGGATCTGTATCTAGCGCAGTCCTTACTGTGCTCCTAAAGAAATCAAAGAACTGATTGCTTCGGCTATATATAACAGACTCTCCTGCTGTCAATGACAACCTGTTTTGTAATGTGCCTATGCTAGTCAGGGGAACACCATCTTGTACAAAGGATGGCATCGGGTTACTCTCCTCTGTCCCAAAACCTCTCTCTTCCCAAGGCCCTTCCTTTATAATAAAGACAGCCTTACCCGCCTCAAACCTATCTCTTATAAGAACAACAGGCATAGTCAATACATCCAGACCTACACTCTGCTCAGGGCCTTGTGTCTCCACCCACCTTACAGTAGATCCAGAGTTCTCTGTTGCTACAAGCCAGTAGTTGTCATCACTATTGTTACCTTGACCAACCACCTCAACACGGTATCCCACGGGTGCGTAGACAGGTAGATCAGTTACTTGCTTAACCAAGTTCTTTACAACAAATAGATCTCTACCATCTGCACCATCTGTGGTTGATACATCAAAATCTGTGCTGTCAGTCTTTCTTACTAGGATAGTGTTACCTTCAAGAGTAAACTCGTATCCAACAATATCTCCTAGGTTGGTGCTATCTGTTGCTTCGTAATACTGGAACTGATCAACAAACTCCGTGTCTTGTTGTGTGCCCTGATTAACCGATTCGTATACCGCAGAATAAGTTTTTCCATTTAGGAAAATGGTATTATCAGGAGTGCTATAAGTTGCATCAGTAAACTGTAGAGTATATATTCTGTCAACACTAGGATTTACATAGTTGTTATATAGCCTTTCAGCTACAACAGAAGTATCTACATCATTTATGTCTTCAGGTTCACTACCATCTGGTGTTGTATAAGACGAGATAGTTGTACCATTAAGGCTAATAGAATACGTCCTACCATAGTCAGCAAACTGAACATTTATTATAGCCTGATTATCCAGTTCTGGTGTCAGCTCAGAATCTTCCAAAGGAATTACAGTCTTGTTAACTATAAATGTGAAGTCACTGATAGTAGAGAATCGCATAAAATCAAGAGGGTTTGAGTTGAAGATGTATCCAGTAGAAAGAAGGTTGTTCTCCACTACTAACTCCTCACCAGAGATATCGAATACACGGGGAAGGCTGTTAGGTGGGATCGCTACTATGTACTCTTCTCCTGTGCCTCTATTGTAGTAATGATACGCTGTACTCTCTGGAAGTTTCGCAGTAAGAGTTCCTATCCTTACAGTTCCCGGACGTTTTCTCAAACCAGTTACTACAGAGCTTATAGCGTTCTCTTGAATACTAGCTTGTCCTTCCAGCCTTATCTTAGGTGGTTGCTGTGAAACACCTTGAATGGGCCTAGCCCATGCACTCGTTGTTAGAGCCATCTGTTCCTCCTATCAGTACATATTGTTGTTGCCACCTATGAGGCTTACCCTGCTGCGGATCTGTGCGTTATCTCTAAGGTAGTTCTTCCTAGCTGTTCTGTGGTGCTCAATCTCAAGGGCTGCAAATGCTCTGTTCTCTCCACGCATATTGATCTGGTGCTGAACCTGATCACCAACAGCATCATCAGCGAATACCCTACGGGATTTCCAAGCGATAGCAGACCTAGCCGTTTGTGGTAATTCTCCGTACTCCAGAGCAAGGATAAGAGAGAAGGTAATTGTACCATCTCTGTTAACAATGTCTCTTAAGTCAAAAGTGTGAGCATCTGTATCGTACACCTTGTTCCCTCTTACGGTAAGTCTCTCACCTCTGTCATAGAATGTCGCTCTTGCTTCTACAATACTAAGTGTGTTATTAGGTAGTGCTATTGCTCCGAGGGCATTAGGTTGCAGGTGCCAGTTTCTTTCGGTATTAAACCACCAGCCTCTACCAGCATTTACTTGGAGATCAAGACTTGACTGCTGGATAACATCTCTTGCCATAGCAGAGTCTAGGTCGGCAGTCTCTAGGCTTGAGACAGGCTCTCTACCAATCCCAGAAAGGCATAGGTTCACTGCATCAAGTTCTGTATTAAGTAGTTCCATTATTCCTCCTAAACAAAATAGCCCCGCCCCATTAGGGACGAGGCTTGATTGCTAGACTATTATGTTACAGTCTTAGTCTTGACGACTTTACGGTTAGCCCGTGCAGTAACATCAGTGTTTTCGGTGTTACCAACTACGTCAACTACGGAGACAGCATCCCATGCGGAAGGGATTGCGCCCTCTGCTTGGTAGGTGTCAACGAACCATGACTTAGAACGACGATCCCAAAAGATGTCACCAGTCATATCAATGGTCTTACCAGTAAGCAGAGCTTCAGGCTTGAACACGATAGCTTTGGACTTAGCCTGATCCAGACTAGCGGTGTAACGCTGGCCATTTGTTGCGTTGCTCAACTGACCAGTACGACTCACTACATCGGTGCCGTTCGGCGCAACGCGCGGGAAACGGTTGGATGGAATGACAGGTACGTTGTAGCTCTTCAGAGTAAAGCCGGATACAGTATCACCTTGGAAGGTGCTGTAGTCTGAGTTTACAATGCGCTCGGCATCACGTAGTACGTTGAACTCGATCCAAGGAACCATGATATACATATCATCCAGATCCACACCATCACCACCATCTTTACCAGTCATCATGTTCTCGATAGCCAGTTCGATTGCAGCTTGCAGGTCCTCGGGATCACCCGCCTGATCTGAGGAAATGCTAATCTGGTAAGAGAAGCCGTGACCTGATACACGAGCAGTAGTACGCTCGGCAAGGGTGTTGCTCTGTGCGGAATAGATCAACTGCTGTACAACCATCTCATCTTCCAGACGAGCAAGTTGCTTCGCTTGGTTCATGGACAGCTTGGAGTTGTAGCCGTCGATGTCGTTCTGGATGTCGTGAAACATAGCAACGGCGTTACGAGAGATTACAGTAGTGTCAACTACCAGAGCGTTCTTGTCTTGCTCAGTGGTGGTAGCTTCCGGGTCTTGACCAGGAGAGAGGATTTGCAGTTGGGTATCACCCATGAATTTCTCAGAAACCATGTTGGTGCCAACGACCATTTGTACATCAAAGAAACGCAATAGGTTTTCTTGACGAATGTACGCTTCTTTTACTTTACCTGTGAACTTCTCAACCAGTAGCGTATCTACTTCACCTGAAGCGGATACTGCCGGGTTGGTAACATTATTAGTAGTAGACAATTTTGTACCTCCTAAATTATTTTAAAACGCCTTTCCTTCTATAGTCCGGGTTAAAGCCCTTGCTTCATTCCCGTCCTACGTCTGGCGTCGAGTTGTTTCTGTGCGTTGGCTTTCTCATGGCCTTTCAAGGCACGGAAAGCAGGGCTTGTCATTTCATTGATATAGTCTTGACCCGACAATCCAGAACCAGAACCAGTGTCACTAGCACTGTCACCAGATACTAGGTTTACTGTTGTGTCGCCTTCTGCTGATTGCATCTTTCCGTTCAAAGCTTTGATAGCAAGCTCTTGCATCCACTTGTCACCACTGGACATAGCCTTATTGAAAGAAGTAATCTCTCCCTCATCTAGGTTTTCTGTTGCCCATGCCTCAAGGGAGTTCCAGTTTTCTTCGCCTCCAACAACTTCGTTGCTCCACTCAACAGCTTGTTTATCTGCTTCACTTGCAGCGTTCTGAGCTTCAGTTGCTCCTTTAAGGATGCCTTCGTTCTGGCTCTTCATTGCATTAAGAAAGGTGTCTACAACTACCTTGCCGTATTTCTCATCCAAGGGCGCTCTTGTATCATCAGACAAAGTGAAGTCACTGTCTTTACCGTAAAGCTCTTTAAGAACGGAGTCTACGTTAACACCGGCAGCATCAAGGCTACCCCTCAGGTCTTCAGGAATCTCTACTTGAACTTGTTGTCCATTGAAATAGAAGTCTGCTTCTCCAGAATCATCAGTGGAAGTCTGCTTGGACTCTTCACTTGTTGCTTCTGTGTCTGTCGCCTCCGTGACGCCTGTTCCTTCTGTCGTTTCCGTGGTGCTCGTGCTCTCTTCTGTTGCATTGGTTACACCCTCAGTAGTTGCGGGAGTTACACCCTCTGAACTAGGTGTACTTTCTGTTCCTTCTACTACAGTTGTATCTTCGGTACTCACTGTTGGCCTCCTTGTTTGATCATATCAGGAACGGCTTTGCTGGCTTCTGCTGCCATCTTCTGTTCCATCATTGCTTTCTGTTCAGCCTGCTGCATCTCTTTGAACTGATCATCATTCATCAACCAGTCTATTTCTAGGCCGATCTCAGCAGCTACCTTGCCACTAAACTTGTCCCACTGCACTCTACGTTGCATAGTTTCAGGCCATGAGTTAGTCATCTGAAGCATCTCTGTGAATTGCATGATCTTGTCAAGCTCGTTCATTCTACCTAAGGCTTCTACACCAGTTACAATCTCTGGACTAAAGTCACCTAGTTTCAAATCAGAATTGCTGTTATCAATAGCCATCTTGAGAAGGCGCATAGCTCTAGGCTTCTGCCAGATAGCAGACAGGTGACTGTATACACCACCCAAGGCCAGCTCAAGATCAGCAGCATCCTGTCGGATCTCATAAGCAGTTACACGTTCTGCATCTCGTCTTGCTGCCCGAGATACCATAAAGGCTTCACCAACCCTTCGCTCGTAATCCCTAAGGACTTCA